GCATTAGGAGCGCGTATTATCTAGTCCAAAAACATGTTTATATTTTTATATAAAACTTTGACCAATCCCGAAATGAGTTACAGCTGGGAGTTGACATTAGCCATGTCCGCTTTCGGTTTTTGCTTGTTTGCTGGATTCTTGCCCATTTATTATGAGTACTTGAAGGTTCTTAGCGCAAAAAGAACCGTTGGGGCCTGTGATGTCATGAGACACCAGGTCCTCACGTTGAGTGATACCACAGCAACAATACAGCGCACTGAAGGTGTGCTGAAGACTGCGTGGCTTAATGAAACTTCAGGTAGACTTGTATCCTTTGCCATTTTTGTTAATTTATTGTGGATTAACTGGTATTCAGGATACGTTTTGACAGAGTTAATTTTCTTCATCCTATATCCGATTTGGAGTTTGTATTCCTCACCGTACTATGACACTGTTGATGTTTGGCCCATTGAACTACCCATTAAAACATTAGACATTCCTAGCACTGCACGCAAATTTCGTTCTTTCGGTTCTGACATAAGACCCATATGCCAGATTGAAGATTACTCTACAGATCCAAAAGACATGCACATGTCCATGCTCCCTGGTAATGGAAAACCCACAAAAGACTCTGTTTACCGTAAATCTAAGCTTGTTTTGTACGAGGTACAAAGTACAACAGGCGTAAAATTTGCGGATTTCTTTGGTAATTTAAATTATATAGTCCATTTTGCTGGCCAAGATCCTGTTTACCCCACTCGTTATCTCCTTGTGGATCAAGAGCATCTTGTTGAGCTAACTTCTGCATTTATCATTGGTCCAAACTTTGATAAAACAGAACGCATTGATCGCGCTGAAATGAAAATGTCTGGTGGTATCAGACATGTTAATCTTCACCGAAAAATCATTGCTCGCACAGGCATGAACATTTACGATCACACAATGGCATTGTTTACTTATGCCGAGCCTTTTCTCAGATCATATGAGAAACAGGCTTTAAACTAGAACGTCCTCAAAAACTAAGTCTCTTCGGTTACCGAGTGAATGAGGTAGGTTTGGAAGATTCCTTCAATGTGAAGTCTATGCCATACTTATCAGATACACCGTTAAGAGATGATGTTCCAGTTACTCGTTCACTGCCCATATTTTTATGGGGATTGGCGTTACCAAAGGCCGACCCCAGAGATGTTTATTCATTAGTTTACGGTTTATGTAAACGTGTGATCCAAGTTCCCCCACCTCCGAAGAAAGTCTTGATGAAGAAGTTTAAAGGCTTCGTTCACCGATGGATTCGGGAAAATCTTACACCTGTTCGTTCTGATGCTGATCTAACCTATGAGCATTGGCGTGACTCTACGAGTTACTCCAAGTCTAGGAAGAAACAGCTTGATGAATTGAATGAGGAGACGAAACACCTAACGTGGAATGATATTATTCACAGTAGGAAGTACACAAATGTTAAGTCTCACCAAAAAGACGAATTTTATAGTGAATATAAAATGCCGCGATGGATTAATTCCCGGCACGACCTATTTAAGATTCGCTCAGGGCCTATTTTCAAACAAATAGAGAAGATTGTTTTCCAAAATCCGCTGTTCATCAAATATGTTCCAGTGAGAGATCGTGCTCAATGGATAATTGACAATATCCAGCAGGATGGTGGTTATTATTATGCTACCGATTATTCATCATTTGAATCCCTATTCACCCCAAGACTCATGAAGGCATGCGAAATGCAGCTTTATGAGTTCATGACCCGAGATCTCGATGCGGGCCATGAGTGGTATGAATCTATGAAGTACGTGCTTTGTGAAAAACCGTACACTTTGGGAACAAAAGACGTAAAGTGCGATTTGACAGGCACTAGAATGTCAGGTGAGATGAATACTAGCTTAGGAAATGGTTTCACAAACGCAATGATAACATTGTTCATGCTTCGCGAATCTGGCGTTAATGAACACCGTGCTGTTTTTGAGGGTGACGACGGTTTGTTGTGGTCCCCAGTCCAGCTCACGGCTGCGGTCCCAGAACAGTTAGGACTAAGAATCAAAATGGAAGAATACACCAATTTGGAGGATGCTGCTTTTTGCGGAAATAGATTTAATCTTAAGGAGAAGATCATTGTCCGCAACCCCATTGAGTATTTAGCATATTTTGGTTGGTCCAAAGCTACACAAGTCAAGCTACGTGACTCAAAACTTGATGTGGTATTAAGATCTAAGGCTTACTCCCTTAGGTACCAGTATAATGGTTGTCCTATACTGGCCAGTTTTGCTAACTATGTTCTCCGTGTGACGAAACGCGCTGAGGCAGGTATTAGCAAAAACTTAATATCAGACCGAACATTGAGTGAGTGGGAGCGTGATCTAGCTAAAGAAGCTGTCGCTGATGCAGAAAATTTTGTCGAGCTAAGACCTGGTAAAGGCACTCGTGCATTAGTGGACAAATTATACGGGATTAATCCAAGTGATCAAATTGAGCTTGAGAAATATTTCGATAATCTAGCAACTTTAGGTGCAATAGAACACCCCATTTTAAAGAAGTACGCGGTATTAAAACCGCAATGGAGTGAGTATTTTAGTGATTACCAAGTGTCAAGAGACACTCGTGAGAATCCGCTCATTGCCATTAAAGGCGCTATTAAGAATACTAAATACGCCAAGGGTGAAGCTAAAATTCTTGCTGATATTATAAAGCAGGAAAAATATAATTTTTAGTTCCATTCGCATTTTGGTTCTCAAACCGGATGTCATTAAATTTTTGTCCCCCAGCCCTCGACTTAAGACTGTATAACAGTCGTTTTAGATTGAAAATCATCAGACTATGCCTCATTGTGAGCACTCTGATTAAGTGTTGTCTATTATGTGTGTTAGAGACTGTCGTCAGAAATTATTTTGACTGGCTAACCGGAATGATACGTCAAACCAAGACTCAATGATTATAAGAGTATAAATGAACTGTTAATCACCTGCAACAGACGGGATGGTGAGTCCGCCG